GGAGCTTTCAGCGAGAGTTCATGGTGTAGAACCTTTCGACATCCCGCCAGAGTGGGAAAGGTACTGCGTTTTAGATTGGGGCTATGCCAAGCCTTTCAGTGTGGGTTGGTACGCGATGGACTACGACGGGATACTTTATCGTTATAGAGAGTATTACGGGTGTAAAGAAGGCGAGAACGACGTTGGGTTAAAAATGTCCGCCTATGAAGTCGCCAGGGAAATCTTAAACCTGGAGAAGGGCGAGAAAATCCGCATGAGGGTTGCCGATCCTTCTATTTGGCACCCCAGACCCGAGACGAGAAGGACAGAAAGTCGCGGCCCGACGATTAATGAGGACATGGCCTCAGAGGGGGTCTTTTTCCTGAAAGCGGATAACGACCGTCTACAGGGGAAGATGCAGGTCCACAAAAGGTTAAAGATAGAAGAAGAAGTCAACGAGGAAACCGGGGAGATTCTTTCAGAGCACCCCTTAGTCCGAGTTTTCAATAGTAACAAACATTTCTGGAGAATCATGCCGAATATGCAGGAGGACTCCAGAAACCCGGAAGATGTTGATTGTTGGGTTGCCGGCACATTAATCTCAACTCCTGGTGGCGACAGATTCATTGAAGATATAGAGATCGGCGACCTAGTGAATACCCCCATAGGGCCAAGGCGAGTAATCAAAACATACCTGTCCGGTTTATCGGAAACGATATACGCGGATTTGTCCAATGGGCTGCGAATTGAGGGGACGCCAAGACACAAAGTATACGTAAGAAATTCTGGATTAGTGCGTCTTGACAATGTAAAATGTCATGACACTCTAATAGGAGAATTTCACGTATGGAAACAAAGACTATTATTTATCGTGGCGTCAAGTTTAGGCGTTATTCAGGGCGGCGGTATTACGTCCCGAGCGGAGATGCGATCAATGCCGGCTGGACATCTTTGCACAGACAAATTTGGATTGATTCAAACGGCCCTATCCCAGTTGGGATGCACATACACCACAAAGACCACGACCCTGAAAACAATTCAATCGAAAACCTTGAGACTGTGTCTGCTGGTGCTCACGCCCTGCACCACTATATGGACAGGCGTGACCTTTTGGAAAAACAAAGCGCATGGGCAAAGTCAGAAAAAGGACGCGCCGTACTCAAGGACAATATCAGGAAATGCAGAGAGAGTGCCAAGCAGAAAACACTTACGTGCGGCAATTGTGGGGAGTCTTTTGAGACTCGACACCCTAGGAAGAAATACTGCTCACCAGAATGTCGCGGGGCGAAAGACTATAAGCAGATTAAAAAATCTTGCCCTATTTGTGGCAATGAATTTTGGGCTAAGTCTCACAAAACTAAAGAAGTCAAAACATGTTCATATAGTTGCGGTTGGGCGCTCAGAAAGAAAGGTTCCGGTCTATAACTTAACGGTAGATGACGCCCATTTGTTCTATGCAAACGGAATACTCTCTAGCAATACGGACCAGGAAGATCATATTTACGATGAGTTCAGGTACATGTGCATGGCACGTCCTGTCAAACCCAAGAAAGTGGAGAGGATACCGCGTGGATCATTCATGGCAGAGCGAAACAAGATGATACGGGCTAAACAGTATGCCCAGCGCCATGGCGTTTCTATTGATGTCGCCTACAGCAGGACAAGATGAATTTACAAAAAGAGTGGGTCGAAAAAATACGCTACGCCAAAAAAGCCAAGGCGACATGGGAAGAAGAATTCAAGGTCAAGATGGCGCGCGCCTATTTCGAGGGCAAGCAAAACCCCGGATACCCGGCAGACGAGTGGATCACGATTAACAAGGTCTATACCCATGTCCAGAGTCAAGTCCCGACTCTTTACAGCCTTGACCCTTACTTCTACGTCAAGATAAAGCGGTCCTATAAGCCAAGCCCGGAATATATCAATGAATGCGAGGGTAAGGCGAAGATACGCCAGAGTTACCTGAACTACCTCAAAGAGGAGGTCGGGCTAAAACCGAAGGTCAGGATGGCGATTCTGGATGCGCATTTTTCTTTCGGGGTAGCAAAGACCTATTTTTATTCTGACGAATCTGTCCACCCCAACAAGGGCGAGACAATCACTGACGAGAAGGGTAACGTCCTCACCGACTCCACCACCGGGGAGCCTTTGGTGTACCCGGATACGATCCCGATCAACAAGCGGTATGTAGTGGATTGGGTGGATTCTGACGACTTCCTGTGGGATGAGGATTCCGGACCACTACCCTCAAGCTGGAAATGGGTAGCGCAACGGGTCCGCTCGACCCGGCAGGACGCCAAAAGAAACAAGAACTATAGTTCCAAAGTCATAGACTCCATTAACGAGAGAGTCCCGGAAGACAAGGGGATTATCAAGGCTGTTGCGGATTTCGTAAAAGGCAAGGATCGGAAGAAGACCGAAAACGAGACAATCGAGTATTGGGAAGTCTACGACATAAAAAACAAAAAGATGCTGGTGGTTAATGAGGATGCAGAAGATCTCATAATGGCACCGGACGACCTGCCCAAAGGCATGGAAGCGCATCCGTTCAGCATTCTGACGTTCGTTAAGAGAACCAAGTCACCGTACCCGATCCCTCCTGTGTTCCCGGGGCTTGACCCATGCAAGGAGCTTAACCTTGCTCGCTCAAGGATCATGACCCACAGAAAGCGGTTTAATCGCAAGTATGAGGTTGTGGTATCGAAGCTGGAAGACGAGTCGGAAGTGTCGAAACTGGAGTCGGGTGATGATGGGACGATTATCCGGGTCATGGCGCAGGGCGCGGTGTATCCAATAACAGACGCCCCGCTGGACCAGCAGAATTACTTGGAGATTTCACACTTAAATAACGACATTGTGGAAACTCTCGGCTCTCCGGATGCGGCCCGAGGGATATCACAATCTGAGTCAGCGACAGAAGCTTCGATTATTGACAAGAGGCTTGAGGTCAGAGAAGGCGACCGCATGAGTATGGTGGTTGACTTCGTGCTGGACATCGCCAAGAAGCTCGACATGCTGGTACAGACCCACATAGACAAAGACGAGGCGGTTAAGATCACTGGCCCGCAGGGCGAGTATTGGGCTCATGTCCGCGAAGAAGACTACCAGGATATTGAGGGCGAGTTTGAATATTCGGTGAATGTTGGCGCGACACAACCAAGACTCCCGGAGATAGAAAGGTCGCAGTGGATCGCCTTCATGTCGCAGGTCATTATCCCGTTCCCTCATGTTCTGACTTCACCATCATTCATGAAGAAGATGGGTGAACTTTTCCATATTGACGACGAAAACGCACTTGAGGAATTACGACAGATCGGATTAAAGATGATGTCCGGTCAAATGCCCATGCCGGGAGGAGGTGGAGGATCACAGCCATCCGAAAATAACCCCGCCGCAGCGGTAATCGGTCAGGCAATGGGTGCGTTGGGCGGGAACAATAACGGAGGTGGCGCCTAGTGCCGATTTACTCATATAAGTGCGAAGACTGCGAAACTATCGTGGACGAATACCGATCTATCCGAGATCGAGATAATTGTCCTACGTGTGAATGTGGCGGTTCTACGAAGAAGATTATTACCAGCTACTTCGCCCACGGTGACATAGAACCCTATCTCGATCCTAATATCTCCGACAAACCAACGTGGGTTAAGAGCAAGAAACACCGCAGGCAACTCATGGAGGAGAACGGGGTTATTGAAAGCTATGGGAAGGGATGGAAATGAGGATCTGTGATCGGCATGGAATAGATGACCCGAAAGACGTAGTGGAAACCATTATGTTTGAGCAGAGTCAGGACAAATATGATTTGTGTTTCGAGTGCATGGAAGAAATGCGGAAAGTTTTACAAAATCGAGAGATAGGGTTCGTGGAGAACGTCATTCGTAAAGTGCGAGGACGCCCACGCAAAACAGAATTAACACAGGAGAATTAAGATGGCAGACGAAGGACAAGCCGCAGCGGAATCCACCGGATCAACCGCAGAGGCACCCGAGAGTACAACCGTACAGACAACCCAGCCGGGATCTGGTGAGGCGGAATCGTTCTTTGACCCTAAATCAATTCAGGACAAACCTGATCTGGTGAAGGCTTATAAACAGATGCAGGGCGCATTCACAAAGAGAATGCAGGGCTTTAAAGACTCCCAGGCGAAGCTCGATGCCTATTCGGCGTTCGAGAAAGACCCCGTGGGAACAATCAAGAAGCTATCACAGCAGTATGGCCTGAATATCCTTGACGGCACCAAGCCCGACAAGGAGTGGAATCCTCAGACGTGGGACGAGGTAATGGACCGCGCCAAGAAGGAAGCCAAGGCCGACATATTGAAGGATCTGGAGCCGATGTTTGGGCAGGTGCAGGATCTTAAAACCAGGAATATGGAACAGTACCTCGACAATTCCTTCCCGGATTGGCGGGCGTATGAAACCGACATGGTCGATCTTGTGCAAAAACACCCGACATTAGCCAGTAACCCGGACCTTCTCTATAAGCTGGCTGTCCCTGAAACTGTGATTGAGTCACGCGCAGCCAAAGCGGCCCTTAAGAAGTTGCAGGGGCAGACTGAAGGGAAAGTGTCCTCTGGGTCAACGACCACAAAAACGGCGGCTAAACCAAACGGCAAGCTTACCTTTAATCAGGCCGTAGAGGTTGCTAAGGCGCAACTGGCTGAAAAGGGTATGCGACCACCCAATTAAGGAGTTAGATCATGGCTACTATCGGAGATACTGGGGCACCCAGTACAAACACCACGTATTACGACGCGCTTCTGTCCAGTACGCTTAACGCGTATGCAATGGGCAAGACGATGTTCGACAACATCTTTAAAGACAGCGCGTTCCTGTCGTATCTGCGCATGTCGGATGCAGTTATCATGCAGAATGGCGGCGAGCGCGTTGCTCTCCCACTGATGTATGGTAAAAACCAGACGATCAAGAGCTATTCAAACTACGAAACTCTTGATACCACCCCGCAGGAAGGTGCAACCACGGCCTTCTACGAGTGGAAGGAGCTGGGCGGCACGATCTCGATCTCACGCAAAGAGGAGCGCCAGAACTCTGGTGAGTCTCAGATTCTCAACCTGTTGCAGTTCAAGATTAAACAGGCCGAGATGAGCATGAGAGAGGAGCTTAACCAACAGCTTCTTCAGGGTACTGTTTCAGGTACGACTTTTGTTCCTGGTAACAGTGCGAAAGACCTGAATCCTCTCGGGTACTTCCTGCGCAAAAACAACACCTCCGACCCGACCACGGGAGGGAATGTTGGTAACATCTCCGGGTCCACCAACGACTGGTGGAGGCATAACACCGCAGTCATCGACAGTGGCTCGACGGATACCGGGAATGCATTCGCCTTAAACGTCTCAACGTATGCAGGTCTTAAGGTCGCTCTGCATCGGATGTACAACTACTGCTCGCGCGGTAGTGGTGGCAGCCCGAATCTGGTGGTATGTGACCAGAACACGTTTGAGACATACAACAACGCCCTGGATACCCAGGTGCGTTATACGAATACCAAGATGGCCGATATGGGCTTTGAAACGATCAAGCTCCGTGGAGCCACGATGGTATGGGATGAGCAAGTCCCGGATGTTGACTCCGGTACTGTAGCCATCACGAAGGGAACCGCGTTCTTCCTGAACACGAACTTCTACCACCTTGTCATTGATTCTCAGACGGACGTTATCACGACTCCGTTCGTGGAGCCTGAGAACCAGACCGCCAAGACAGCGAAGATTCTGTTTATGGGCAACGCTGGGGTGTCGAACATGAGAAAGCACGGTGTCGTTTACGCCATCTCGCAGTCGATTGTCTCGTAACCTTTAACAAAACGGGAGGGGTAGGGCCTCCGTCAGTCACAAAAGGAGGTTCACATGCTGTTTTCACGTATCAACCGGAGCAACCCGGAAAAGGTGTTTGTTGTCGCCAAGAACTCCTACGCTACCGCTTCTCTGACCAACGGTCAGGCGGTAATTTGGGATTTTGCCACGGATGCCGATGGTGTAGGTGTCACTCAGCCCACTGATGGCACTGGTCGTGCCGGTCACTACGGTACGGCGTTTGCCGGTATCGCTGCGGAGACGATTGCCTCGGGTGATTATGGACTGCTTCAGGTCTATGGTTATCACTCGGCAACGCGTGTTCGCAACCACACAGGCACTAACCCGGCGATTGCTGCCGGCACTGGCCTTACGTGTGTTGATGCGATCTTCGCTCTGGCGAGCTATCCTGCTGCTGCGGCTGCGACTTCGACCATTACGCTGCATAACGCGCATTGGGTGGGTTTCGCTCTGGCTGCGCAGGCGAGCTACACGACCAAGGCAATCGCGGTCTTTATCAAAGGGCTGTAAAAACCTGAGAGGCTGTAGGGGGCCTCTTTCTTTCGATAGGGGGAGTAATGGAATATACAGAAGCTCAACAGCGAGCAGTAAACAAGTATTCCCATGATGGTCCTTTCATGGACCCTGTAGTAAGGTGTGACGCGTGCAGTACATTAATCCTCACCGCAGACCTTAAGAAGCATGGGATGTGCGAGTGTTCAAACAAGCGAATAAGAAACCTTCTGGCTGTAAATGAGAAGGACAAGGAGACCATTAAGAATTGGATCTCTGAAGGTAAAGTAGACCCTGATTTTCTACTGATATTTGAGGCTTAAAATGAGAATTATGATAGGGATTCTCTGTTTCCAGAACGCTCCCGCTGAAACGCTGGAGGACTATATGCGGTTTGCCTTTCACTTGGGCAGACGCTCAGAACACGAATACCTCTTGGGTGTGAAGTCCAAGAGCGAACAGTTCAGGGCAAGGAATGCAATCGTAGAACAGGCCATTAAAACCGATTGTGATTACCTGCTAATGCTGGATGACGATCACGTTATAGACTGGGAGGTTAATTCCGGTCCAACGTCACAGTATGGGTTTGTGGACAAGTTCCTGAAGTATTTCGAGGCCGACGAGAAACTTGGAATCGTAGGGGCTTTATACTACCAAAGAGGCGACGCTTGCCGTCCGGTCCTCATGAAGCAGGGCAAGAGCGGCGGCTACTACTGGATGCGGGATGACGAAATCCTCCACGATTACCAGGAAGTAGACGTACAGGGCGGCGGATGTATGATGTTGAGAATGAAGATGTTCGACCGCCTGCAAAGCCCGTGGTTTGTTCCGGAGCAGGGCCAAGCTGTGGATATGGGGACGGACCTTCAGATATGCAAAAAGGCCGCTGAAGCGGGTTACAGGGTCGCCTGTGACACTTCAATACAAATCGGCCACGTGATGTCCAAGAGGGAGATTATCACCCCTAAAAACCGTCACAAGATCGCCGCCGATAACGCCAGATACTCTGCGGGCGGTGACGACGGGATAGATAAAAGGTGGTCTATCTCAAGTGCGTTAAATTTGTACAGAATGGACGCCGAGGAATACTTGGGGATGAAGTTCGAGGAGATGGCCGAATTTTCCCGAAAGTATGAAATGCAAGGGATTGAGGATTGTGAGACTCCTCAAGACTATGAGAATTACTATAGGTCTTTAGGCAAGGAACAGTTGGCGCGACAGGTCATGTTCCACCACACCCCGGAAATGAGAGATCAGATGGAGTATATCTTTTCTCTAATAAACATGGACGCCGACGCTTACGGGGTTGATGTAGGTTGTGGGTCCGCCCCGGTGAGTTTTGAGATATGCATGAAGGGTCATAAATTGGACTTCATAGATATTGACGGCGCTGCGGCGTATGAGTTTACCAAGTGGAGAGCTAATAAGAGGGGTATTAACTGCGGGTTTAAGTATGAAGGTCCGTATGATTATGCTCTATTCCTTGACTCTATAGAGCATATTCCAGATTGGAAACCCATTCTCAAGGAGGTGATCCATCGTCTAAAGCCCAATGGGGCGATTATCACGAACTTCTTTTTGAATCAGGATTACTTTAATAAAGAACACGTGAACATGGACAAGGACGGGGTAAAGTCTTTTCTGATTGAACACGAGATTTACCCAGTGAATGAAATGTTGTGGGCGAAGCAGAGACTTAAGCACACCCGTAAGGAGGCAGTATGAGCATTTTGAAGAGGACCGTATTCTTTGACAACACCAGCGGTATTAAGCGGTTTTGGGACTTCGCCCTCGTCCAGACTACATTGGGTGCGATGGTTGAGCCTTTTACGGCGAACGACCGCAAGGGCGGGTCTCCGGTGATTAACTACGATCCAACGGATATGATGGTCCGTATTGACGAGATTGAAGGCAAGCCGATTGACGTACAACAGCTTGTTCTCTCTGGCGGGTTTCACCTGCACGGCGGGACGACCCTGCCCCGTAGCGGTCGATGATCTATGGGGTGGCTAATGCCTTAATCATCCTGCCCTATCCAGGAGGCCCCTCCTTTGAACGTACTTGAAAAGCATGTCTTACAGATCATCGGTGAGAATACCAATTCTCCTGATGTCTTTTTGGACACCGATGACGGACTGGAGCCTATTCGCGAGTCGTTAAATGACGCGATCCAGGAAATAAGTGCCATTACTGGGTCCAATATCAGGACGTATCATGTCCCCTTAGTCTCTGGGCAATCCTTCTACCGCATCAGGTTGGCCGAAGGGTCATTTGGATGGGTTACGGATGCCTTTTTGGTGAATCAGGGGACGAGACTTGAGCAGACGGACCTGATACGCCTGAATCACTTTGATCCCAGATGGTTAGAGTCACGCGGAACACCTGAGAGCTACTTTCAGATCGGCGCTAGGGTAATAGGGTTCTATCGCCAGCCCACTGACAACGACATCGTTGAGCTTAACTGCGTTGTTGTCCCGAAGCGATACGCCACCAGCGCGGACAGGATACAGCTCCGCGATACGTTCAAGTGGGCGGCGGTCCATTACGCTGTCTCAGAGTTCTGGGCATCGCGCGGGGACGCGATGGAGGCAAGGCGTGAATTCGACCGGTATCTAACCCAGATGGGCCTACAGGACATTTACCCCAAAGCGAACGACAGAGGATATCAGTTCAGGACGAATAAGGAGCCTTATGAGGTACGGTAGTCAAGTCAGGAAAATGCGCCGTTTCCTCCGTGATCCAGACGCTAGGATCTGGGAGTCCGTCTACCTGATGACTGTCTATAACGACATCCAAAGGGAAGTCCAGCATATAACCGGATTCCTTGAGAATGTCGAAGCCATCAGACTGCCACCGTCTTACCATTATTCCTATATGTTTGACTGGGAATACCCGCATTTGGAGGGCGACAGGTTCTATCAGTGCCTAAACCTTTACCAGCAGGGCGGGTATGCCTTCTGTAACCGCTGGGAGGTGCAGACCAGCAACGGTACGGATGGGACGGCGGAAGAAGATGGCGCTCATTTCACGCACCCATTTGAGGCGTGGTACATGACCTGCGGGGATGTAGTTAAGTACAAATTCCCGCCAGACTTCTTCAAGGCCAAATATGTGGCCTATGACCTGAAACCGATCTACCCGATAGAAAAGAAAGCAGCCATGCAAAGCTCTGACTATAAGACCCGAGAGGGCGAGCCGTTTGCGTACTATCGGGACGACAACCTGAATGACGATTTTGTATTATTCCCAAAGCCAAGCTCAGTCACTGTCGAGGATATTATCGAGCAACCGAATTACCTCAATGTCTATTCCCAATCGTGGGAGAGCGATTATGTTGAGGGTGAACAATTTACCCGAGACGCAGATCCTGCATACCTGTATTTCTGGGAGACAGGGGACTATAGCGGCGAGGATTATGGCCTTCGAGGGATGTTCCTGTTCGAGGCCGGGGTTTCTCTGGCCGGGCAGTATGGAATGGTTCTGTACCGTGACGATTATGAGCCCTTCGGAACGATCATATCTGGCGACTACATGAATCAGGACGAAGGAATTGCGGTGGATATTGTTGATGCAGAGAACAATATTCTGCTGATTTATGACGCGATGGCGCGAGAGATGCAGGACGAGTCGGACGAATCAGATTATCCGGAGTTCATGCAGAAGTACCTTGAGTGCGGTACGTTGGAGCGGGCATATTCAGCTAACACGGATGGCAGGATTGGAAGCCTGCGTGATTATTGGGGGTACAGATACCAGATAGGGATAATGATGCTTAAAAAGCACATGCACAAAAGGAAGTCCGACCGCAATTACAGGCTCACAACGTCAAGGACGCCTCCGAACAGGAACTTCCGTCATCCGCGACTCCCGGACGCCTACCCTGCGGTATGAGCATATTCTGGAAACCGTCCGGTGCGTTAGATATCAGCACCGATCCTTCTTCGTTGCCGGAGAATTCAGACGGAACAAATATCACCTCAGACGCACTAACAAGGTGCAAGAATCTCCGAGTAGACAGAAGCGGGGTTCTGTATTTACGGGACGGATCTAGCAAGTTCAACAGTTCCGCTATAGCGTCGATAAACCTACTCCAGGAGCAAGGGGGGGTGAGGTACGCTTTTGGAACCTCAATATATGAGGACGAAACAAGCATAGCCTCGGGTCTTTCCAGTTCGGATTGGTCTGCAATTAAATACAACGCCTACAACGACACCACCCAACAGGTATTCGCCTTAAACGGGACGGACAGGAAAAGAGTCTCCGGGTCTGATGTTAATGAGTGGGGAATATCGGCCCCAACGTCTGCCCCTACAACGACCGGTGGGGCGTCAACAGGGTTGACCGGGGATTACTCCGTCAAGATCACCTATTGTCGCAAGGTTGGGTCTGTTGTGGTCTGTGAGTCGAACCCATCTGATGCCAGCAACACGACTGCGCTTTCCAATGACAGCCTTTCTATCTCGTGGACTGCATCATTAGACCCGCAGGTAACTCATGTGAGGGTCTATAGGACCGTAGCGGATGGATTAACGTACCTATTGGACCAGGATATAGCCATAGGCGTTACAACGCTGGATACGTCAACGGCGGATGATGACCTGAATACTGCGGCCCCGTCTACTCATGATAGACCGCCAGAGGGGACGTTCGTATTTGGCCCCGCGTATGACGGAACATGCTTCATAATCAAGGATAACAATCTGTACTTCTGCCTCCCGAAGCAGCCTGAATATTGGCCGGCAGACTACTATATTGAAACATCGACCCCGCAATTCCCTGGCATCTGCGGGGTGTTCCATAATGGCCAGCCGTATGTACTAACAAAGAACAAGATTTATTACATACAAGGCACTTCAGCAACGACGTTCTTTCCTTTGCCGATGAATTCAAAGACTGGAGCGCAGGGGAGATTCGGGGCGATATCAATCGAAGGGCACGGTATCTACCATACTGGCCCTGACGGGATTTACCTCTTTAGTGGTAACGCTGACAAGAAAATTACTGAGGATCGTTTTGAGCCAATCTTCCGTGGAGAAACCGTTAACGGTATGCCCGGAGTCTCGGACATGTCTACGGCGTGGCTGTTCCAGTATGGGAACTACCTATATTTTGGGTATGCGTCGGAAACCTACCCGTCGAATGTGATTGTGTTTAATTTAAACACAGGAAAGACTGCTTATTATAGCTATCCTTTCAGCATTGTCTGTGTGGAGGCTGACGAGACCAACAACCGGATTATTGCGGGGGACTCCGATGGATATGTGCGGCAAATCGAGAACCAATCACAAACAACGGACAGCGGGACGGCCATCGGGTGGGATGTGCAGTCAAAGGAATTCACGCTTCAGACCCGTGCGAACTTCCCAAGATGGGTCAAATATGATGTTAATTCATCTTCCTCAGCATCTGCGACTGGTGAAGTTCTGCTCGATGGGACCGTTAAGCAGTCTCATACATTAAGCGATAACAGAAGCGTTAAGAGAAGGCTTGTAGAAACGTGTAACGGGGAAAGACAGCAGCACAGGATTTACGGATCAGGGCCGGTTTATATCTATGCAGTCGAATCTGAATAACCGTAGGGGGTTATATGGAAATCACATTAGTGCCGTATGTTGAGATTAATGGGGCGTGGACGGCTTCGGATAAGGTCATGGATGAGATTTACTTTGAGCTTGTAAAAGACGGGACGGCGGATACTGTTTTCTACGACGACAGCATAAAAGGCCCGACGACTTTCATTGCCCTAATGAAAAACCCGACAAACCTCCCTGTAATCGTTGTGACGGGGAACGACATTTCAGGTGTGGCGTGGATCAACTCTGTGTCAGACAACAGAGCCTTTGCCCACTTCGCGTTCTTTAAGTCTGTCTGGGGGAAAACAGAGGAAATCGGCCAGAGGATCTTGGAGTATTGGTTGGCGATACCAAAAGGTAACGGGTTTCTGTTGGATGTCATCATGGGTCTTGTCCCGTCGTTTAACGAGAGAGCACATAAGTACGTTGAGAAAATCGGCTTCAAGAAGCTGGGTGAGATCCCTCATCTGGTGAATGTCCACGGCAATAGGGAGCCTGGAGTGATATTTTATTATGCGAGGTAACTATGGGCGGAGGTAGTAAAAGTCAGAGAGAGCCTCAATCATCAAAGGATCTTGCTGCGATCGCGCGCGATCTGTACGGGAAGACAGACCCCCTTAGAACGGCCCTGATAGGCCGATCTGCCGCATTCCTCGGAGTACCGACAGCGCCAGCACCGCAATCACCTATGACGGGGCCTGCACAGGCGTCTAATCCCGGTACTCGTGGTGGAAGAATCCAGTTCGGATATAAAGGACAGCCTCAGCCACAGGATCTCCCACAACTACTTTCTACAGCCGCGCCAGCAGCGCCAGCAGCGGCGCCGGATATCTTTGCAACTCCGGGATACGACTTCCTCAAAAACACCGTTGAGAAGCAGTATGGTCAGGCGAGGGAAAATGCCTTAGCAACGACTGCCCCCGGAGGCGGGCTTGCGCGCGTATTGTCTCAGATAGAAATGGGTCGGGCGGATAGCATGATTGCCGGGAAGTCAAATCTCTACGATACAGAGATGAACAGAGCGTTCAGTTTGGCCACAGGAACCCCATTAACCACCTCCACAAGCGCGCTGGGAACCGCTGGGAACATTCAGGCGCAGATTGCTATGGCTAACGCACAGCAGAATGCCGCCGCGAAGCAGGGGATTGGAATGGGGACCGGCATGATGCTGGGGGGTAAGTAATGGCCGCCAATCTTCTGTCCGGGCTTGTACAGGGATACGCGCAGGCGCAGCAGGCGAAAAACGACAAGCTCCTGAGCGAGGAGCTTAAGAAGGCCCAGATTAAGGTATTTAAGCAGCAGCTAGACCAGCAGGAAAAGGCGCAGGCAGCAATTAGCCAGCTTGAGGGGATGTTCACCGGCCAGCAGGCGGCTACTCCTGCAACTAGCCCTATAGGGATGCCGGGACCATCAGCCGAACCCGTAGGCCCCCCCACTAAGCCTAAGTCTTTGGCCGAGATACTTGCTGACCCGGAAGGGCAGTTTGCCGCACTCAAGTCAGGAATGTTCAGTGGGCAGGACATCATAGCGGCCGGAAGGCCCAGCCCGATGGAGGGGGTTCTTGGGAACATACCTGAAGGCATGAGACTTGAGGATGTTGTTGTCGGCCCAGACGGGAGGCCGTCTATTAAGCTCGGTCGCCCAGAGGCATCTAAATACGCACGCGAAGCTCCAGACCCGTCCGGAAACGTGATGATCCAGTATGATCAATTTGGCAAGCCAATGGGGAGCCGCCAAATCTCCCAAGGAGAGAAGAAAACCACAGGCGGTCAGGCTAGCGTTGACCAGAAGTTTGCGGATGAGTATGTATCATTCAAGGCGGCAGGCGGTTATGCGGACATCGAAAAGCAATTGATGCAGTTAGACGATGCCGCTAAAACTCTTGGTTCTGGGGCTCAACTTACAGGCCCCCTGCTCGGGAACATTCCAGACTCCATAATGGCGGTTATTAACCCCAAGGCAATCACGGTTAAGGATGCTGTCGAGGAAGTTGTGCAGCGGAACTTGAGGCTCGTTTTGGGCGCTCAATTTACCGAAAAGGAAGGCGAAAGGCTGATAGCCCGCGCCTACAACCCCAAGCTCAGTGAGGAAGAAAACAAAAAGCGAGTCTTGAGGCTTATGGATCAAATCAAGACCGCCGCCAGAACCAAAGCCGAAGCAATCAATTATTTTGAGCAGAACGGTACTTTGGAGGGATTCACCGGAAAGCTCTGGAGTATGTCCGATTTTAACCCGGAGAAAGACGCACCAACAGCCACCTCAGTGGCCCCTCCCGGCGCGGTTAGAAGGGTCAAGTAATGCCCACCTTTGAAGTCGATATCGGAGACGCCACCTATCAGGTAGATGCCCCGGATGAGAATACAGCATGGACATGGGCCAATCAGGCGCATACGCCAAGAAAGTACCCTGAAATGCGCAGCCTTGTCCCGGATTCAACCGGGGCCTACAACATACCGTCGGGACGCGAAGAAGCGGCCTCACTCTCACAAGAGGTAGAGGCGCAATCCCCCGGAAACCCTACGCTGGACTTTCAGGCCGAGAAGCTGGCTCCAGTTGCTTTAGGGGCGACCGCAGGCGTTGCCGCAGGCCCTCTAGGGCTTCTGGGGTCGTCGATAGCGGGCGGGGCAGGATACGGAGTCGGGGAACTCATTAAACAACGCTCTGAGGGCAACGTAGAGCCCCTGGAAGCAGCCAAGAAAGGCGGATATTACGCGCTAGGCAACTACGCCGCCGGGAAGGTGTTCGAGGGGGCAAGTTGGCTGCTTGGTAAAGCCTTTACGTCCACCCCAGATAAGTCTGCGGTTGAGTATGCCAGAGAGCACAACCTTCCCTATTTGGGGGACAAGCGGGCCATAGGCGGTAAATTGACGCTCGCTGGCAAGGCCTACCAAAGTCACCAGATCCGCAAGGCGACAGAGGCAATTAATCAGGAAATGGTTGCCGCTACGAAGGGGGTGCAAAGTCTCGGCGCGGCGGATGACTTGGTTGACCAAGCCGTAACCGCTGGCAGGCAGTATTTCGACGACATGCTGTCCGCAGGCAAAGAGGGCATAGGTGGTCCGCTAAACGCGCTCAAGTCCTCTGTGGGCGACGATCTTGCCATATCGACCAAGAATACCGCCCCCGCCATAGACGACGCCCTGACCTACCTGAAAGACAAGGTAGGGATTAAGCAGGGGTCAGTGTATCAACGCTTGACCGCTCTCCAGAAGAACGCGCAAGACGCCAGAACCTTGACGGATATGGATGAGATATACGGCGATCTCTGGAGACTCTGGAACACCAAAACTAACCGCAGCACCCGCCAGGCCGTTGAGACTGTAACAAAAGCTATCGTTAAGGATATCGACGAGGCTGCGACAGTTGCGGGGTATAGAGGGTTTCAGGGCCAATTCGCGGCGGCGCTAGGAGAAAGAGAGGCCTTCCGCGAGCTGATGAAGAAATACCCGGAGTTCAGGACGCTTGAGAAGATCCCGCCACAGATGACGCGGCAATGGCTGAATACGCTGTTTAGCGCGGGCGGAAAGCCGCTGGAGTCCCTTAAGTTGGCCTCCCCGAGAGTCTATGACGATCTGTCTAATGCATGGCTGGCGCGCAACATCTGGTCAAACACGAAAACCATTGAAGGCGGCACCGTATTAGACGGGGTTGGATTCAAGAAATGGGTTCTATCGAACAGGGGGAAGCTCACTGAAGTATTCGGAGACGACACCGCACAGGCCGTTAACAAGTTTGCGGACTACGCCGCAAGCTCGGCTAAGGCGATTGAGTCCGTGAAGCCGTCAAGTTTTATCGACACCGCCAGCAGGATAGGGTCGGAGACCGCACTAATGGTAAAGGCCCCAATGGTCGCTGTGCCCGCCGAAGCCGGGAGTCTTGCGATCTCCTACGGCCTTACCAATCCAAATAGCTGGCTATTCAGAATGTTCACCGAAGGGATGAAGGACACCACGAAACAGGCGCTTTCAACGTCTCTCAGGATCGGAGGAGGGACGGCTTTGGCGGAGTCCACAAACCCAAATGAGCAGTAGAGAAGGGTACAGAATCAACGGATCTACGGTTGAGGAGATAACACGGTCGCTCAGTTTCCACCTTGCGAGTATTGCGAACAGACTAGACAGAATCGAGGGTATTCGTGGGCTTTCTACTGTTGAGTCTGACTTAGACTTAACCGGCCACACTATCTTGAATGGGTCAAACATCCCAACCCAATCACTCGATCCAGCAGACAACCCGGAGTTTTCAGGTCTTACCATCAGCTCGGGAGTTATCAAAATTACTGACTCAAATGGGACCGTAATACATCAGATGAGTGGACCATGATAATCAAGGACAAGATCCTAACAGAAGATATAAGACACTGGGATGGGATAGAGCGGTCTGCTTCGCGCAGAGACTCACAAGGCGGCACGATCATAGGCAAGAGGCACGGTAACTATGTAGACATATTGACGGTCTACGGCCAGTCATTAGGAATGACGGACGAAACTCTGTCTGCCGCAATCTCATCCGTTGGATCAAGGGTGGTGACGTTTACTTTCACTCCCGGCGCTTGGGAGATAAATACCAATGTTACCGTCCCCTCAAATATCGTTTGCCGGGTTCCATCAGGTGTGGTTTTCAATGTTTCATCCGGGGTAACTTTAACCTTCTCAGGGCCGGTCATACAGGATCATGGGACATGGACATCAGGATCTGGAACAGTCACTGTCAATGGCGCAAGGTCAATCACCGCAATATCTGTGACTGGGGACTCCACGGTTACAGGAGACCTCACTATCACCGGGGATCTCGCGTCTGATAACTTCCCGGTATCAGCGACAACTTCCTCAGAAGGACTCGTAGAGTTAGCCACCAGCGCCGAGGCGATTACCGGGACAGATACCGCAAGAGCCGTAACCCCTGATGCGCTTTCTGCCGCGATGGGTGCATACCACAGCCCCGCCGCCGCACCTACAGCCCAGTCTATTGCCGCGTTTGCTGAGTCAACTTGGACAACGATTGGGCCAACTGGGTCCGGGATGTCCAATATCTGGTCCGCCCTTGATGCTGTTCCTACTGATGTGGACTGGATCAGGGTAAGAATGGATTTAATCGCTGCGATAGCTTCCGGCACTCCCGATGACCCAGAATCCGTAAGTGTCTACGCAAGACCACAAGGAGCGTCATGGTCGGCCATTGGGGCGCATCGCATAGCCGCCGTAGGTTTTATCGTCAACGGATCAGGATTGGGGCTTGGTTATGACTGCCCTGAAGTAACAATTAATGTCACTTCTCTGGCATTTGAGATTTATTGGGCGGGGACGGACACGGCTGGATTTTCGACAGCAAACCTCTATCTACTCGGCTATGGATATAACGGCGGATGATAACTAAAGGCGGGATACTTAGACAGGATTTCTCGTTATACGACGGGGTGAATAAAACCGCCTCAAGGCGCGACTCTACAGGCGGGACGATTCAGGGGTTCAGGATTGGCGGTCAAGTGGACGTGCTCGGTCTTTATGGTTCGCTCTCAAGGCGTTCTATCCTTGATGCAATCACCCATGTCGGGACTAATGATGCCACCCTACTGTTTACCCCAGGGCTTTGGGATATCGACGACAATCTGACCATATCGCTTCCCTGTTATATAAACGCCGGGGCTGTGTTTTATGTGGCGACCGGGAAAACACTCACCTTTAGCGGTCCAGTGGTTCGTGAGTCAGGGACATGGACTAGTGGACCCGGTACCGTCTCATATACTCCGTCCAATAATGTCATAGCGCACCAAGACGACCTCGCCTCCACAGACTCAGGGAAGGGGGCGGAGCTTGTTGCTTACCCGTTATCAGCGGGCGAGATAGCCGAATCTACGACTATAGTAAATGCATACTATCCTACTGGCGATGTTCGCAGATATGGCGCAGATCCAACTGGTACTGATGACTCTGCATCCGCAATCCAGACCGCCTACGACCTAGCCAGAGATTACAGCGTTCCATACAGAATCCCCGAAGGGACGTATCGCATAGATTCGATGCTTGATTTTGACGCCGACACAGGCCCGTCAGGTCAGGTTATCGGCATATTTGAAGATGCGATTATCAAAAAGAACTTTAACGGTATTGGAATTACATTCTCAGGCGGATCTTATTTCAACGAAATCCACGGAAGTCTGAAAGTCACCAAGATGACTAATCTTGGAACAGGCACAGGTGCGACGAACAGCGCGGAAGATCATGGAGTCGTGTTTGACGGAAACCGAGTCAGGCAGTTTGGCAAGATGTGGGTTACCGCCCATCAAGGGCATGGGGTTAAGTTTATTGCCAGCAATAACGCGAACAGATGCATATTTTCATGCCTGCTATCAGATACCAACAATCGGTGCGGCTTCGATTTCTCAGGCACGGAAGATAACAACGCAGTTTGGGATGTGAACTTCTATGCCCGCACAAATTATACGGGCGGGATGATATTCGCAGATACCTATGTGGCTCGCGGATGGAGGGGCTACCTCTATAACGAGGCGGGGGCCGGTAATGGGTCTGCGGATGGTATTTACTTCGGTGGCATGACTTACGGCGACATAGCTGTTTACTCCGAGGAACAGTCCACATCAGGGGTTGAGATGAACATCCCTGCGGCGACTACTTATGTAAACATCGAAGGTCTTAGGATAGGCACGATAACCCACTCGTCCGATACAGTTCTCGTGAAAAGAGGCGGGGAAATATACCGATCCGGTACAGGCACAATAGCGATCGGTTCCACAAGGCTCCCGAACTTCTCAGACAACGTAGCCCGTGTCGCTGAATATTCATACTATGGGTCATCTTCCGCCCTACTTGGGAAGATCATCGTCTACGGTAACGGGCAGATGGAGATACTTTCATCCGACAGAGGCGGGGATACGGTTAGCGTACTCCTGGCACCAGAGTCAGAAGGTTTCAAGTTCTACGCCAACACAACTGAAGTGGCTAGAATCACAAAGGCGGGAGCTTTGGCAATAAAGGACGGAATAACAGCACCGTCGCAGCTTATCGGATTCATGCAGTTGTTTGTTGACACGTCAGACGGAGACTTAAAGGCCATATTCGCTGACGGAACGACTAAGCTGATAAGCGCGGATACATAAAAAGGAACAATAATGGGCGATGAGCGCAGGGAGCGGGAATTGGAATTAGTGCATGAGTTCTTTGTCGATTTCGTCCGATCCGAGTACGGGACTGACGAGGACGGGATGCGCCGATTCATCAGCGATATGCGCTGGGTCGCAAAGCAGCGCCGGGCGTATGAGGGCGTCGGGAAGTACGCCTTTATGATTGTAGTCGGGGCAGTGGTGAGCGGGGTTCTAGTGGCGATGTGGGAGGGCATAAAGGTGCTCTCAAGGACTCACAATGGATACCCTTAGATGTCAGCATTGGTGCATCAAATACACGCCATGGCTTCTTGCCGGCGGGATGGCGATACTGGTTCTATTGTTGGCGGATGCGGCATGCAGATAAAAGACTTGGCCCCCTGGATCGCCGCCGCCGCTCTCGGGCTTGGGAACATGGGCCAGTTTGTAGACCGGGCGGTGACGGAGAACAAGTTACAGGGATCTGTACAATTCGGGGACTCCCTTCTGGTGACCATTGGAGACTTTGCGAGGACTTGTGAATCCACGACTATTACTCGGCCTGATTGACCTATTCCTGCGGTATAAAGAGCGCAGGCGAGCGGCTAAAGAGGCTAAAAAGGAGAAGAACATGTCTCTGTCATCCGAGCCTGAAATCATCAAGCAGTTTAGCCGTGATGACCTGCTTATGGGCCGCTGTCAGTGGGAAGACCTAGCTATCGAGCACAGGCACAACCTGACCGTACTGCTCGACAGGCTGAATCGCCTGGCGTCAAAGGTTCCGTTCACGCTCAGGATTAACGACGGGTTCCGTCGTCCGTCAGACCAGCCAAAGAACGCAGCAGCAGCAAGGTCGCGGCACCTCTCTGGTGAGGCCATCGACATCGATGACGACGATACCGCCTACCTGTGGAAGTGGGTCCACCAGAATTTAGAGACCGTGGCCAAGATCGGTTTTTGGATGGAAGATCCGCGCTGGACACACGGACATGTTGGCACATGGATGCATTTTCAGATTGTCCCGCCGGCCTCAAAGAGGCGGATATATATCCCAAACGGCTCGCCGGCATCCGCCCCCGGCCTATGGGATGGTGATTACGACCCGAAGTTTAACCAAAACCTGACGGAGGTAACATGAACACAAATGCAATCCATAATATGCTAAATATCCTAATCGCGGCGATTGCCGCTATCGCCACGTTCGACTTCGCGGCGTTTCTGCCGCCGGAAGTGGCAACGCCAATTGTCGGCGGTCTGGCGGCTCTCAAGCTGGTAATGAACGCGCTACGTGACGGCTTGACCGGGCTCGTCAAGACCCAGCCACCTGTCCAATAGGAGACGGCCATGAAACATCTACCACTAATCATCCTGATCCCGACCCTGCTCCTAGCGCACGGCTGCGCCCTGTTCGATACCGACATCCCGGTTGAGAAGCGCCTTCAGTCGGCTCAAGTCACCCTTCAGGCCGTTGAGGACACCCTGCCGGAATTGGTCATAACAGGGGATATCACCCAGTCCGACGCCGACAAGCTGGTATCAGCCATAGACAAGGCACAGGAAATCGTCGCACAGGCGCAGAGGTTGGCTGTAGACGGACTTCCCTCTGATGCCGTGGGCCAGCTTGGTCTGGCGATCGACGCGCTCAGGGTGGCTCAGAATCAGGTAGATAGCGAGTCCGCCAGAATACAGATAGGTAGGACTATAGCCGCGTTGACGATTACCAAGTCAGTCATGGAGCAGAACATTTAGCCTGTATCAGGTCGAGGGTTCGCATGGATCAATTTCAGGAATCTCGACCTTATCGAGAAGGACAGTATAAGCAACCCTCCGTCCCGGCCCGCCTCCGGGCGCATCGCGGATAAATTCCAGAGCCTTACGAAACCTCTCATTTTCGGCGCGGAGGTAGTTGATTAGGCGCATTAAATCCATCGCAACAATGTCTTGCATGACAAGGTCGATATCTTCACGCTTAATCGGAGTCCCGTGCTTTCTCCAATGATCCCACGCAAGATTAAGCACCTGTCGCACTATTTGGCGTGTTGCGTCATGCATCTCCGCCAGCCGCTTCTCGATGTCAGTCATTGGATGTCTCCTTGCGCCATAAGCCAATCCTCAAAGACTCTATTACACAAACAAGCCGGTGATCTGTTTTCTCGTATCAGTCTTATAGCGTCTTCCGGTCTGAATCCATCTAAAATAAGAGCCATAGCCGCAATTAGGCTAGACCTATTAAGCCCAGCCTGACAATGCACCAACACGGTCCCGAATTTCCGTTTTTCATTAACCGTCTTGGCTATTTCACGCACCTGATCAAAGCCTTGATCTTCACTATCATACATTCTTATTTCTACTCTACCGGCATCATGGTTGATTACGTACTTCTCCCACGGATACAGAGAGACCACATAATCAATAAACTCCGGGAGGATTAACCCGTCCTCGCATCCTCCTTGCCATAGATTGTCGGTTATCTTGCTAATAAACGGCACATCAAAAGGCGTATTCCCATGCCTGGCATAACCGCTCATCCGTTGAACTGTCGGATCGAACTTAATGTCTATTCTTGTAGGGTCGCTCATTTATACCTCCGCGTCAGTCATTGGGGGTCTCCTGCATCGTTTTGTTGGCGTCAACAGGACGAACATCGGTCGCCCACGTAACGCAACCGCTAGCGCCTTGATCTATAGTAATCGCAACAGAGGCGTGGAACTCCTTCGACAGCGTCTCTGATAGTGATCGTGCAACGTCTGACGCCGTGAGAACTTTGGGTGGCACATAGAACCTACTCATCCCCGGAGTCCTCCCCTGCGCTGATGGCGTCGATGGACTCGTCCAAGTCGAACACTGGCGGGTACTGTCTATTATTAGCGGCTAGGTAGTATTTTGACATCATCCTTTCTTGGCCTTTGCTAGTAGTGATTGTCCACTCAGAGGGAAGATCAGTACGCAAAGATAGATCGTACCTTGATTTTAGCCACCGATACCTCTCCGCATCCTTCCGGCACGCCTCAAGCTCCGCTCGCACTCGCTTGGCCTCCGCAACAATATCGTCAAAGCCACCGCAGGCTTTGTCGGTGATCGCCCATGCAACGCTACGGAGGGCGGCGATGTGCTGATCTAGGATTTTATCCTTGGCCGCAATCTCCGCTTCCATCTGTTGCAGGCTGCGGAGGTGGGCGATAGCCGCCTCAGCCATTTCTTCATCGATGTCAAGATAGTTTTCAAGTTCTTCAATACACTTCTCCACGCTGATATCGTCCTTTGTGTCGGTCATGGCTTCAACTCCTCTATTGCAGCCGCGCCAGCAACCGCGCCAGCCGCTGATATCGCGATAATCAGCATGGCCCCAGCTAACGTCCCTGTAGCGAACCAGCCAATAACTCCTGTCGTCAATGAAAGCGATCCCGTGACAAGCGCCCAACGTACCGCGCTGTTAAGGCTTCTACTTGCGTTGCTCATCTCTCTCTCCTCCCCGGACTGGCCGGGATGTTGGGCTATTTCCTATCCCACACAATCAGCCAGAACATGCCGAACACGAACGCCAGAACCCCTAAAGACCAGATCGCACCCAATGCTCGTTCACCATCTCGATGTAGAGGAATAGGGTGTTCATGGTGCCGTCTGCATGGCCTTCATGGCCGCCCTCTCCTTTGAGTTAAATTCCGCCCAAAGTAATGCCCTCTCCTCTTGCCCCCACTCGGACCACAGAGACCTTACCTGGGTGTCGTCGCCGGCAGACAGAGCCTCACGGACTTGTCTTGCGAACTCGTCGCGGGTCTTTTTGTCGATGGATATCTCATCTTTCGCGGGTTCGGCCTGAGACATTTCCTCTGTCGTGTAAAGACCAGATAGCTCCATCGGGAACGCCTTGCGCAACGCAAGGGATTCGGCGACCTTAGCTAACATCAGGTCGGGCATTTTCCCCCACATGAAGGATGGTTTCCCGTCCTTGAGCTGGACGTATGAATCCCACTTCGCCACCGCATATAGTGGTTCTTTAAAATCGTCCCTCAGAACTCCTACGCGGGCCGCTGCCGGGAAACCATCCCCAAGCCACACATCCAGCCACTCACCATTAGAACCACACCACCACGGCCCCTGCTGTCCTGCGTAATGCCCCGACCTTTCCGCAACAAGCCTGAGACCATCAATCGAGACCTGAATTGACATGACCTCCTTTTTCTCTTTGCTGTCCCACCGCTTGATGGCGTAAATTTGACGGTTGAATGGGTCAAGGTTCGTCCTCTTGCACTGATGTAGAAACAGGGTCAATTCATCATTGGTAGACCCTTTACAGATTGTCCGCTTGATAAGCTCAACCTGGTTGTTGTCGAATGTCAACTGGCTTCTCATATGGACGATCTCGCCAGTCTTAACATTTAACGCGCCTTCCATTAATTCACTCATCATCACTCTCCTCATTTGGCGCTCCCTCATCCACTGGAGCATTGATATAACCCTGAACGGTGTAGATGTCGCGCATCAGGATTTCTATTTCGGTTGGGGTCATGGTTCTGCCTCATTCATTGGATGTCTCCTTGTTTCTTAGGCTTGCGCAATATGCGAGATTCTGCCGCATGTTATATATCTCTTGGCAATGGTAGCTACAAAATGGCTTATACCTTTCCCATTCAGCCATTCTCATTTTCCCTCGCGGGATCTTGTTGCAGCATTTGCATCTCGGTCTAAAGTCAAGTTTCATCCCCGGAGTCCTCCATTGCATCAATCCTCTCCGCCTCCTCCCGATCCCACATGTCCAGAAGCTTCTCAACCCCCTTCTTACCGTACCACTCAGCCCTGTTGTCTGTGATACAGATCAGGTTATCCATAAAGGAGGTCATGGCACCACCATATTGAATGTTATAACCCACACCCACGGATTTGTGTCCCATCCGAGGCCGTGCGCGGCGTTGATAGAGTCCCACAGCGACCTGAATGACGACGCCGCATCCATGGCTTTTATGACCTTTCCCCATTGAGGGTGATAATCTATGAATCCGTCTTCATTAATTAACCGCTCCACCCCCTCAGATAGGGCGTCCGCATCTGAAATATCCTGCAACCGCTCGACGCGGACGCCGGTGATCTCGAGCGTCAGCCGCGAGGCCCAGCGCGGCATGTGGATGGACGGCGACCACTTCACTTTCGGCTCGCCCTCATCATCCGGGTACGCGAGCTCGGGCGCGGGGTCCGTCGCCTTGTAGTGCGGCCGCTCCCACCACGTGCCCCACTCGCCGTGCGGGTCCTCAACCTCTCGCAACGGCCGGCCGTCGTTGTGCGGCGGCGGATAGTAGCCAACGTCCTGGCTGGTCTCGATGCAGAACGTCTCGCGCACCCAAAGGCGATCGCCGGGCTGGCCGTAGGGGCAATCGGCAGTAATAGGACGCAGATCTGTTAATCCCGGTTGCGTTTCCCATAATCCGCAATCTTTCACCACTCGCCGCGTCTGCGTCTTGGTGCCGGCAAGGATCGCGCGCACCATAGGGCCAGAGAAAAGTATTGGACGCTCCTTCATCTCACCCTACCACCAGCGAAGTCACCCACGGAAGCCCTAGGGACACGTAGAGTATCCCAGCCATTGTTGCCAGGACTATGGTTATGTAGATGTTGGCGATGTGGTTCATGGATTACCCCCGGAAGTAACGGTCGAAGTCGCCTTCAGTGGCCTTGCCCTTACGCACCGCACGGTAGAACCTCGTGCAGAAGGCGTCATATGCATCTTTCCACTCGTGCCACATGGATCTGTTGTGTCGCTTCAGAATCTTGCTGCCCGCTGGTCTTACTTTCATCACCCCTCCTTAATCGAGTCAAGTTGTTCATCAAACGCCTTCGCCACCGCCCGCGCCTCTTTAAGGTTCCCCTCCTGCACGTGGGCCGAGAGGAGGAGACCGAGGTGGATCAGGCGGGGTAGATATACTGCATCCATAGGTCTATCTATTATCCTGCGGCCATTGTAGTTTTTGCGACGAGCGATCGGTGTTGGAGCGCCAGAATAAGAGCGTCGTTCGCCACTCCGCCTATCCTCCGGCACGACGGCCTCGCGCGCCATCTCGTCATCCTCCAGCCGGCAGTCCGGGCATGGCTCGAATACTGTATGGTTCTTCTGGTGTATGGCGCAGCGCATCACGGTCATGGGGTTGCCCTCAAGGTTTTTAATCATGTCGGCGTTCAGTCGGTTCAGGGCGCGGTCGCTGAGTTGCGTTATTCTGCCTACGGTTGTCATGTTGTCTCCTCAAATTCCACATTCTTTGAGAATTTCGCCTATTTCATCCGCGCATCGTTTCCATGTTGGGCTACGTTCCGCTTCCATCTCCGCCATACCCTTAACGCCAACAAGCGCGGCTATTAGGCATGCGATAATCCGCCTCTGCTCCTCATACGCAACAGACAGGACAATGGAATCCTCCGGTATTTCTGCCGATGGCGTTCCGACTCTTTGCACACCTAAGATCACATTCTTATCGTCGATGTTTCTCATTGTCATAATTGCATACCTTCTGGATACTTGGTCTCCAATGGTCGATATGATTCATCGGCCTTCTTCCCGCACTTCTCACACTTCATCGAAGGAATGACGCTGCGATGGTAAAAAGCATCGTCATATCCTGATCCGAGGTAACAGGCATGACCACAATGTTCGCACTCCAGCTCGGCGGTAAAATCGCGTCTAATCTGGGTTAATATCTTCTTAATTTTCATATCTCCTCCTCAATTGGTCTCCGTAACTGGGGCAGGAATCTGGGCCCAATGGGTTATTTTCGATATCGGTTCATCACCATCAAGGCCAAATATAATTATCCAGCTCCGCTCGATACAGAAACGTTTCCAACTCCATGCAGTTTGTAAATGGCAGATTTGTCTCCTACCATCCCCGCATACCCATATAGGGTTCCCGTCTTTTGGGACGCTTTCATATGGGAGCCATCCGTCGGGCACAATATGCTTGGCAACGGTCGGCCCCGCGTTATCCGGCCCCAGCCCTATTGAGCGTATCGCTGCCGCGTCGTGGTCGTTTAGGTCGGTCATATTCCCTCCGTAATTAGGTGGCCGTCCGCTGGCCGTGGGGCTTCCTGAATGTTTCTCATACTTCCTCCTTCCTCTCGGTCGCGAGGGCGGCAGCTACTGTTACCCCATTCAGAATATCCGGGATCTGCTTTATCCTGCTACACAATTCCCTGTGCGTTGAATCAAGGTTAGGGTCCATGAATCTCATAGTCTTGCCATCCTCGGTTTTAATATCAGGTGGAGGAAGGAGTTCATAGATTTTGATTAATTGCTTTATAAGATATTCCGCTCTTGCTGTTTGCCGCTCGACCTCTATCATCAAAAAATCCCTGTGTCGTATCTGGTTCGCGGCCCATTCGGGTTCTTTCCTTACCAAATTGGACAATGTGATTGGGTTATTATCAGTATCGTAGTATTGCCGCATCTCGGTGGTCTGCGCCTGAATAGCGGCATGCATCATATGGGGTGCGAATTTATTGGCGGTCATGGGTTATCAGTTCCCGTATGTTGATTAGACTTTATATCGTGCGGCCTGTATTTCATGGCAAATGCGTGCTTGTGAATACGACACACCCAAGAATGTCCGCTGGATTGCTCAGGCTCCCAGTTGTCAAGGTCGCAGTTACATTGCATACCGCTATCCTTTATTTCTTTAGCGATTTCTCGCAGATCCCTACCGTCTCCTTGCATATCAATCCTCCTCGCAGGTTGGCATATCATCGGCCTAGCAGGATTCCTCAACGCCGCATTGAACGCAGGTTCTGAAATATATAGTTTGGGTGCCGTTAATAACCTCTGGGTCGCCATACCAATCGCTTCGATATTTCCAGTTGTGGTCAAAGGTACCGTCGCCTTGGTCACATATCCATCCGGGCGTTTTAATGGTCACTTTATTTCCTCCTCTCGCGCCAACATATCCGGTTTATCCGTTGATAGTCGCTGCGGTTGTAGTGGTCTGTCGAACGTCAGCACCTCGTGCCACAAGATCCCTGTCCACAGAACGCGTAATCGCTCTCGCCACGTCATGCGCCAGCAGAACGCAATACGTCCTTGCGGATCGTTTGCAAACCTATGCGCCGGCAGCGGCAGATACTCCGGCTGGTTCTTGGCAATCACCACTGTCTGCTCGGGAAACTCAATCAAATCCATCAATCCTCCTATAGATCGCTATCACGATGATCTTGGCAGTGGCTATAGCCATAATTGCCTGGACCGAAATCACATCCACATTGGGAACAATAGGTATTCTCATATCGCTCAGGCTTTATATGCCTGCCATTGTTTATCAGACATTGCGGACAATCCTGTGACGCGGTGAAAAACCCATGAACCGGACAGACATCAGGCATAGCTCTTAGTTCCATTTACATGGCACTCCCATATTTTTCCGAAACGGATTGACGGCTTTTTATCGGCAGAAACCCATCCATATTTAGTCTCGATTGCGTACCCAATGTAACTTGTCTCTCGCGCTATACGGAAAGCAGAGCTTACTGCGTTTAACTCAGATCCATATTCTTGTGAAGTTGTCATAGCTGCCTCCTCGTTGATTGCTATCGGCCTACTTGACAAATCCTACAATGTGGCTATCATGGCCACATCAGAACACAATGTCAAGGGGTACGGGATGAAAAAAAATGAGGTCCACAAAACGCTGCGTTTACCGCGTGACGTAGTAGACAAGCTAGAGCGGGCGGCGCGTTCTGATGATAGAACATTCGCATCCTTGACCCGCTTAATATTGACCGCATGGCAGCCGGCAAAGCGCAAATGACCCCATCGGAGGCCGCATGAAATCCTGCGAAAGGTTGACATAGTGTGGGACACGGATAAAATGAATGGAGCCGGGAAAAGGTTAGCTACCCTTTCCTGCCACCACAGGAATACCGGCGACCTTTTTAACCTTGGTGGAGGAAAATCATGGATGGGAAAGAACGCCCGACGCTGCGTGTCCGTAATTGGGACAAGTGGCAATCCTACCGCACCGACCGAGGCCAGCCGCCTTGGATTAAAGTCCACCGAGAAGTCATGCGAAACCCGGATTGGGTTGCGCTCACAGACGCCCAGCGCGGTCAGCTTGTCGCCATCTGGTTGCTGGCCGCCGACCATAATGGCGTCATCCCGGCGTCACCCACAATCATCATGCGCTTGTGCTACCTAGACACGCTCCCAGATTTGGAACTGTTTATGGAACATGGGTTTATAGAGCATGGCGTCATAGTGGCGTCAGATGGTAGACAGGACGACGCCAAGACGACGCAACAGATACAGATACAGAGGCAGAGTAGAGACAGAGAAAACACTATTGGTCGATTCGACGAATTCTGGCTGCACTACCCCAAGAAGGTCAAAAAATCCGATGCCCTGAAAAAGTGGGCGACCAAAAAGCTGGATCGGCTGGCAGACCAAATCATCGCTGATGTAATCACACGCACTGAGAAGGACCGTCGATGGATTGACGGCTTCGCCCCTGACCCAACCACCTACCTGAACGGCGAGCGATGGAACGACGCCATCGAAACAGCAAGGCCAAACGGCAACGGAGGGACACCTAGAACCGACGACCAGTGGGTGGAGAAGGGGCGGTCCATGGGGATCTCCGCAAAGGCCGGGGAGAGCATGGGCGCGTATATCGGGCGCATTAGGGCGGCAATGGGGGTGGCTCATGGGTGACGAGTTCAGTGAATCGGCAAGGATGTCAAACCTGAAAAAGATCCGAGCCATTCAGGCATCGGCAACCGGGAGTCGTCGCAGGCATATCATGCGCCCTAATGAGGGATGGGCGGACCTGCAACACGCAATGGCGTCTGCAATGGCCAAGGGAATGTCGCAGGGTGAGTTCGAGTGGCGCCGGCTTGTGCTGAACGGCTGGACATACGAGGATGAGGTAAGGTACGCGGAAAGCGCGCGAGCTTGCCGGTATAACCTGTATAAAATCACGACCAAGCATTACGGAGACGTTGGCATCAACCTGATCACCGAGGCGCAGAGGTTGATGCGTGAGGGTAAATTCCCAGGGCAACCTGCAAGCAGAGAGCCAGGTGAGGATGGGTAAATGATCCGCTACCTTCCCATGATTCTACTCACAGGATGCACCATAAACACCGGGGTAGGTATCATGCCTGATGGACCCGAGTATTGGGAGCAGAGAGATCCACACTTCATGATATTGGGGACCACCAAGACCAAACCCATTCAAGCCTTCTACCTTCACTCGTGTTCTGTTCAGGACAAGGACTGGTCTTGGGGGTACAACCTTGTTGGAATATCAACCCAGTTCGATATTGGGGGGTCAAAATGAAAACCGTAACATGTGAATGCGGAGACAAGATACGCAAGAAGCCCTACGCTCCAGGTAAGGTATCCATCCCCATCATCGTCCCGGTAAATCTCGATGGGAGCTTACACTTCTGTTACAAGTACCCAAGAGGTAACTGTGTAAAAGGGAGGTTAGACTAATGAAACGAGAGCAGGTTCCTGTAGAAGGCGGTCCGGGTCCGTTATATTGGGTTGCCTGGATGACAGGGGTGTGGGCGGTGATTCTACTTCTGGTGATATTCTGGTGAAAATCTGTCGTAAGTGTAAGCTTGAGCAACCTCTGGAAAACTACCACATAGACGTTGGCAAGGTCGGGGGGCTGAAACACGAGTGCCGAGCATGCTGCGCTGAGATACGAAAGTTACGAACCATGCGCCAGACTCCAAGGAACGAGCGTCAGATATGGGACAAGTTCCAGAAGGACTACGGGTTTGGCAGACGGGACTGGAGGAGGATATGAACTCCCGAGTCCTCCGCACTCCTAACGACACCACCAGGCTCTTTCAAGACCTCGCCGGTCTGGACCTTGAGAGACCGTGGGAGGTATCGTGGAGGGTGTACAAGGAATCAAAGTCTGACCAACAGCGGGCGTACTTTCACCTACTCCTAACCATGTGCGAGTCTTACTACGGAGTCAGGATGGGGAAGATTAAGGAGGCCGTCAAGCAGGAGTGTTTCGGGACGGATGAGGTTATAATCGGCGGGAAGAAGAAAGTAGTCACCAGGTCCTCGGAGGACGCGAACAAGGACGAGTATTCAGACCTCATCGAATGTCTGATTGAAATGGCTGCGGGGGACGGGTTATCCCTCCCTCCCCCGAATACACGATACGACGAAGTTCTGGCGCGGAGGTATAAATGAGCGCAGCATGGGCAGATCGCGTATGGGAGAATAATCTAGCAATACGTCTAGATGCTGACGCCAGATACCTTGCAAATCTTCTGCTTGATAAGGTCATGGACTCCCCAGACGAGGCGGCGCATATTATCGCCGCCCTAGTCCAAACACTAAATACCGACTAGCCCCATGCCACGGAAGGCTAAGAAGAAGAAACCATCAACCAAGAGCCTGCGCCTCAAGGCTTGGAAATTGCTGAGCGAGATCGTCAGGAGGTCGTATGCGGATCTTTCTGGATTGTGTCGGTGTTACACCTGCGGATCAGCCTACCATTGGCAAGCTGTCGATGCCGGTCATGGAATATCAGGAAGGGGAAATGGAGTCCTGTTTGACGAACGGGTTATCCGTCCTCAGTGTACGGTATGTAACAGGTACCGGAATGGTATGTACGAGCGTTTCGTCCCGCAACTTCTACAAGAGTACGGCTGGACCCCGGAGGAATGGCTTGAGATTGAATCCAATACGCGAGGCGCTCACAAGATCACGAACAGTCAATACCTTGACATGATCGAGTCCTACAAGGAACGCCTGAAGGCACTGGAGGCCGCATGAGAAGCGCAGAGTCCCTGCTTCTACGCTTAAACCCCAAAACCCAGTCCATAACCGTTCATGTAGACGGGATGCGGACGATGATTAGCCCATCAGACGTAGCCGCCGCTCTCTCAGGGCTTCCCTCAGCCTGTCTGTGGATCGCCAAAGCAATAACCCTCTCCGACCCTAAGGCTGTGGACTTTCTCCGCCTGTGGCTGCTCTCCGTGGCTGTCAGGCTATCTCACGACAGGGGATGGGGGATAACCTACGACCAGAAGCAATCTTTAGCCGCGATCGTCCACAAGGAAATCGTCCAAGGACGGTGCAATACCTGTAAGGGACGTAAGCTTGCTCCAAGTCCCGACACCCACAGGCTTGACGTATGCCGAGACTGTGACGGGCTTGGGTATTACAAGCTCACCCCGGAGCAGAAAGCCGAGATGTTCCACGTGAAACGAAGGATGTACTTCTACAAATGGAGACATAAAGAGGCGGAGATTCAGACAGTCTATAATGTACATGAAAATCAGATACATGAGCGGCTGTTCGAGAAATTCGGAGCCGAGTATTGACATTTGCATTGCACTGGTATATAAGGGAAAATGAATCGTTATAGTTGTCACCGAGTTACGGTACGTCAACGCGCACTGGTTCATAAGCTAACCTCCCGGCAGGGCAGTCCCGCCTGCCTCGGGGCGTCTGGCTCGACACGTTGAACAAGGGGTGCTGTTAGTGCAGCACCCCGCCTTACCGCGGAGGGTTGTTCCCATGAGCTGCGAGGAATTATTTAATCGCATGGGCTTTAATTGCATCAAGCGGGATGACTATACCTATAGAATTGATACTCCTATAAGTTTCCCTGATGGGGAACCTATAAGCTTATATTTCATTGACCGTGGAAATTATGTTCTGGTTTCCGATAATGCCGATACGCTTTTCCATTTAAGTAGCGTCGGAATGGATGTAAGCGACCGAAAGAAATGGCGCGGTGTCAGTCAAATTGCCAGTGCATTTGGGATCAAGCTTGAGAATAGCGGGGCAGTAACAGGACAGGCTTTAGCTAATGGTGCGCATAATTTAGTTGCGAGATTTATGGGAGCCATGCTCGCAATTGCAGAAATGGAACGCGAATATATGGGCCTTGCCGACGCACCCGCACAGACCGCGCCACGGAAGGCGGTGCAGGTGGACACCGAACCCACGCAGATGACGGCTACCAAAGCTGCGGGATGTCTGTAGAGTAGCGTCCGCGCCGGCGGATTAATATCCGGCACTGATCTTTCCCAACCCTCCTCAAGGGATTAGCCCGCCTAGTGCGGGTATTTTTTTGCCGCCTCCGGGCGGTTTTTTGCGTTTAGGGGATAGCGATGCCAGCAGGATTTTGGGCCGACACCAACACTATATTCCGTCCCGGTATTTGCACAACCATGAATTACGGGAGCCATGAAAACCCGTCGATTGTAAACACACGTTTACAAAACTTTTACACACAATCTAGGTTGGCGTTCTGGCTCAAGGAAGGAACTTACGCAAATCATTTGGGCCGGTTCGAGTGGAAATGGTTCTATGCAAACGAGGATACACCCCCATCAGGAGATATGACAGATCCTGATAATGCCCTATATGACTGGTCGATGTTTGATGCGATCCACGATCTTCCAATATTCACTTCATCGGGGATCGGCCCAGGATTGTTGGTCAGCTGGAGACCTACAAATGGAAGCGCCCCCAATTGGTACACGAATCTTGGCTATACATGGGTCAGCTCTAACAATGTTGAGCAAGTCCGATGGGATCTGGAGGCCGCTAGACAGTACGTGAAAGATTTTATGACCGCCTTTCACGCAAGGTATTCTTCATCGAAAAAGTTTTGGCTAATTAATGTCGGTGAAGCGGTGGGAGGTAGCTCGTCAAACTTTCCATCAGGCTTTAGTCAAGATCTTCAGCAGCGTGGATACGCCGACATAGTCAACCACATATTTAATATTTGGGGCGGAGAGATATGTGCTGCGATGGGGGCAAACTCGATAAATACGGTTATCAACTATACCCTCCCATTGATAACCTTCGTTCACCCCGATGTTAAAATGTTCACGTCAGGATGTACGCCAACCTGCACAATAGGTACAGCAAAACGAGAGATGCAAGATGAGGTTGATTTAAGGCCGATCTTCCAAGGGTTGGAGTATAACGGGTCTTATCAGCCAGCAACCTGGCCAAGTATCTCTAATCCTTTTGGCCATTCTTCCGGCTATTCTGCAATCCCGACTGCAAAAGAATCATTTTGGTATTGCTCGTCTGTTGGGGTTCTGCCAGTCCCACTTGTATATGTTGCCATGCTTGAGTGGGGGAATGGCGGGCTTACAAATCTCAGCGAAGCCTTAGTTGCGGAAGCTCTTGATTCCTATATGGCGGGAGGGAGCGATATTTTCCCGTACCTCCCTCCGAGCTATACAACCACCCCACCTGAGGGTGGGGGCGGCACCTATACCTACGTTGCCACTGGCACCGGAAGTACATCCGGAACCCCTGGACAGCCCGCAGGAAAGTCCTCAGGGGATTTGTTAATAATGGCGGCGGCCGTTCGTGATGGATCTGATACGCTTAACACCGCTCCTGCTGGGTGGTCCTTGCTCGCGTCAAATCTACGAACTGCGCTTTTTGGGAGAATAGCAACAAACGATTCAAGCGATGATGTCTCGCATGACTTCTGGAGTGGTACCGGGAATAATTACGCTCAAATAGCCTGCTTCAGTGGAGATGTCTATACGGATTTAAACACCATAGTAGTTGGCGTTGGGTATGGCGGTGGCGGGACTAATAATGATATCCCTTCCGGGGCGGTCGCTATATCAACAGACAATTGCCTGGTAATAGGATTGGGGGCGAAACAAAAAACACTCACATCTAACGGGGCTACAATCACCAGCCCGACAGGAGTAGACAATAGGCTTGGGTTTAATTGGCCAAATGGTTCAAATTTAGGGTTTGTATGGGATTACGACATACAAACCACCGCCACAAATATTGATGCTGGGATTTGGGACATGAGTATTAACGAGTCCTCGTATCACGGATCAATTATCATTGCCCTTCAGTCTGCCGGGACTTCGACCCCGGTAATCCCTGATGTTCCGTCTAATGTAGACGGAACACAGCAGGGCGTAGACTCAATCCTAGTAAGCCACGATGATGAATCCGGTGCGGACGGGTATAGATATTATCTGACCGAAGTGGGCGGGGTTGATATTTCTCCTGCGCAGTTTGTGGCACAGAGAACGCAGGCTCAAAAAACCTCTGATAGTGGTTATGAGATTACAGGGTTGACAGGGGCGCAGTCTTATAAAGGGACCGTATCCTCGTATAACTCGGCAGGAGAGTCTGCTCAATCCTCTGAATGGAGCGAAACAACCGATACTCCCGCTGACGCAACTCCTCCGAGCTTCGCCGGAATAACAAGTGCAACATACAGCGCAGTCACTGGAGATGTGACTGTAACGTTCTCGAAAGGTTCTGACGCCGTAACAGCGGAAGCATCTTTGAGGTACTACGCACATGTTTCAACGGGGACGCCTGATTTTGATGTTGATGATTATGGTCCATTTACAGACGTTACTTCAATCATCATTGACGACCTGCTTGATGGAACTTATAACATCGGGGTAAGCGTAAAAGACCTCGCCGGGAATAGAAGTACAAACACAGACACAGAGCAGGTTGTGGTTGGCGCTGTTGTGGTGGGCGGGACAATTGAATCATGCGAACTTAATTCAGGCACAGTTAGATCAGGCGACGCCTATCTGTTTCTTGCCGAGCAAGGGGCTGTGATGGTGGTAAATATCTCAAATCCAGCAGAGAATGGATTGCCAATTGTATTTAACGGTGATGGGTCAATTACCTTAAGCGGTATAGCAGGAGACGCCGGCAGGTATGATTGGCTGGTATTGAATGCAGATGGAACTGAACGCGGCTCAGGGTGGGTTGACCTCGCATGAGCTACTGGCGGAATTTAATGCTCCGAGATCCATCCGGGGCAAATATTGTTGGAGATCCCCGCGTCGGCCTCCCCTCTGCTGACATTCCTGGTGGGTCTCTATTAGAGGATTTAGCCGCGCAATTCCCGAGCAGTCTCCACCGATCCTACGTTACTGGAAGTCCTTCAGGGGTGAGTGTAGACGAGGACGGTACTGTTAATTCAGGTTCAGGGTTCTTCTGGAATTACTACCGTGACGGGGTATTTATTGTCCAGTATTATTACGCTGAAATAGATGTTACATCCCCCACATTGAGTGCCCCGCAAGTGTCAGGTGTTTCTGCTCACGGGTGCATACCATCTGTTATCACAGACGAGTCGAATGGCACTCTTTATGTTGTGGTTGTCCCCGACGCAGATGCTCCGAGTGATGCACAAATTAAGTCCGGGAAGCAGTCCAGCGGAGCTAATGCAATAGCAGCCCGGTCTGTATCTGTTGGGCATGTCGGTAAGCATTTCCTGAATGCGATAACTAATCTCTCTCCCAGCACCAGTTACGAGGTATATTTCCTGCATTCCGACAGTTCAGGCAATGACTCCGACTCTGTGACTGTAGGATTTACCACGAGCGCAAATATATCCGGTGGCACAGCGATCCGATATAACGCACCTATTAACAGATTTTTCAGGAGAAGGTAATGTCTCAGCTACGAGAAATCAGCGGAGGTCAGATATCTGGTACAGGGACACTCCCCATGACCGCAAGGGTGCTCGGCGGGGTGAATATCGTTGCAGACGGGACAAACGCTTGTACAGTTCTCTTGAGGAAGAACGATTCATCCGGGGATGTAATCTTCCAGGTACAAACCAAGTCCCCATACTTCCCGGTAGCTCCCATACTTCTGGATGCGGATGAGATCTACTACTCAATCACTGGGACGAACGGTACTGCCGAGCTATACGAATGGGTTGAATAGTAGTGGAACACATCTTTATTTCAGGAGGATACAATGCTTGTATGGACAACTAAGGGCGCTATAGAACGTGAGCGCCTAGAGGTGAAGGATATTGTTCAAGAGACAGAAGGAAGCCGGGACAAGATCACCGAATGGTACTTGGATGGAGAAATGGTGAGGCGTGATGGGTGGGTGACTATTCTAATGCCTGCTGATATTGGTTCAGAACAGAGTGCATTTGGAGGCAAATAATGGCGAACACACAGGCTATAGCTACATCGTTTAAGGTTGATCTATTAAATGGCATTCATGCTTTCGGCACCACGGTGGCACGAGGAGGGACGACCGCCGACTCATTCAAGGCCGCTCTGTTTCTTGCTACCGCCACGATTAATGCGTCCACTACCGCCTATTCCACCACTGGTGAGCTTGCTGGTACTGGTAATTACACTCAGGGCGGAGTTGCGGTAACGAACGGTAACGCCCCGGCAAGCTCTGGCACGACCGCATATTGGACTCCGAGTGCTTCGTTTAGCTGGACGAATTTGACAAGCTCCGGTGCATTTGATGCTGTCCAGATATACAACGACACCCAGAGTGACAAGACGGTTGGGGTATGGACATTCTCATCCCAGAGTATTTCTGCCGGCGACTTCGCGCTGACGATGCCAACCAATGACTCCTCCACGGCGCTTATCCGCCTAGCTTAACTCTTTGGAGGGTGTGGCGTGACCATCGGCACCGATACCCTAGCACAGGATACATTTAACCGCGCCAACGGGAACCTCAATGGTTCGACGATGTCGGACACGGTTAATACGTGGACGACGGTATCCGGTACATGCTCGGTTGCCAGCAACAAGGAGACCGGGGCTGGTGTTGCTCGACTCACAAGTAACGCCGGGATAGGTAACGCCAACTACTCAGTTCAGGCTGAGCAGTACATGAAGGGTGATGTGTCTGTTGCCTCGGATGGCGTTGACGGAACCCTGACGCTATTTGCACGATACGTTGACTCCAATAATTTCTACTACGCGACCATTCAGTGTGTAGGCTCATCATACGATGCTCTTTACTACAACATCGGCAAGGTAGTTAGTGGTTCGCACACAAGCCTTACTTCCGGCCAAGAGGACGATACTGGTGGCACGACCTGGCGATTTGATGCAGATGGGACGTCGCTAAAGCTCTTCAAAGGCGGAAGCCAGGTACTCAGCACCACCGATTCTGCAATCACTGGAACTGGTTATCCGGCGCTCTCTAGCGGATCCAGGACAGGTGTTGGTGGCGCAGCCTACTCTAACGAGAATTTCATCGTCAAGGGGACGGCGGCAGGCGGCGGGACGGAAGTCGCAATAACAGGGCAATCCATAACATCGGCCCAAGGTTCTTTGGGCAAGACATTAAACAAGGCGCTTGTCGGGCAGGGTGTAACCTCCGCCCAAGGGACGCTATCACCGCTCAAGTCCGTAACTCTTGGCGGAATAGAGATTGCGTCCGCGCAAGGGGATCTATCCAAGACGCTGGACATTGCCTTAACAGGCATAGGAATAGCATCCGCTCAGGGAACCGTTAACCCTGACACAGGAGATTTTGCCGCCTTAACTGGTATTGGAATCGCGTCTGGGCAAGGTTCGCTGGGCATAACGTTAGAAATCGCACTCACGGGCATAGAAATTACGTCAGCGCAGGGATCGGTGGCTATTGGTAGTAATAGTTCGTTAACAAACCCATCCGCAACCGGGATCACATACTCAGGGTGGACGGCAACAGTAGATTATAGCCCGTGACCACCTATACGATATCCAGCCACACCCTTGACGGGTCTGAGGTATGGGGTCCGTACACTGCGCCGGACGACTCGGCGTGGATAAAGGTAAAACTAAACGCCCCGGTAGTCACTGGCCAGCAAAGAATGTTCCTCGGCAATGTCGAGGTATTAATTGAGCGCCGTCTTACTGAAGACGATGAATGGGTCCACTACGGATTTAATGAGTGGTACGGGGATCATAGAACAGGCACTCGCGATTCCACACATCCCGCTCAATTTTGGGTCTCGGTTAAGGATGATGGATACTCCTATCGCGTAACTGTAACCACCTCCGAAGAAGACACAATATCTGGAGAGGTAGAATTTGACACGGCGTCCACTCGCCCAACAATAGACACTAGCTCCAACCCGGTTGGGATTGTTGATTATGTGATATTCCGCGTTAACGGATCTGGCGGACATGGCGTTTCCATGTCTCAGCGTGTTCAGTCACCGCTAATCCAGGCAAGAAGCGATAACGCAGCGGTTGTGCTGGTAAACCCGGAACACTTGGCCCTTTTCCTATACCCATGTGATTGCAACACCGGGCCGTTTCTGTACACGTCCACCGGAGATCACAAGCGGGTACAGTGGGGCGAAGGCGGGGATAATTTTGAACTCGCTATCCGTGGCGGAAACAACTGCATAGCTTCAACCCCTATTTATTACCTGTTGAATCCATCCACAGCATCAGTAATAGATATTAATTATGAGCCGGAAGATCCTGATACGTGGCTGGCCGGTGAAACTCCCCCTGAGGAACGGGAGATTGTTCTCTGCCCGATGGCGACATATGCCGTTCTTGTATTAAATAATGTCAACCAGTTAAGCCCAGTACACGCAACATATCGGTCAGGGGATGAGGACAGTCCTCTAGTTAGCGCCGGTTCTGGCGGGTACTCCTATGTAACCAACATGAGCACTCAGCCGGGGCAGCTTTTAGTGTCTGCCGGCAGTTATGTAGCTAACTACAATGAGGACACCGATGGCATAACCCACGCCTCTGGAGCTACTGATATCTCCACAGAATATTTCCTGTGGTTCCAGTCGCAGAGCGACGAATGGTGGCATGCCGCGTCTTACAAGGTTGCGGACGGTGACTCCAATACACTGATTGGCGAGGAATGGATCGTTGATCCGGGTTGGCCGTATGGCGACCCGTACTTTGCTGTGTCAGCGGCCTCTTTCGCGGAAACCCAATACTGCCACATGGTTGCCGTGGAAACCCCGGCAGACCCAAATGACCTGCCGGATGCAGACCAGGTCCGGGCTGGTACTGACGGTTTTGACTCTGCCGCAGTAGACGCACAGTCAAGAGGCCCGGATGAGAATGGAACGGTAACATTCGACCCATTCACAGGAGCAGACCCGAATACCGATTACACACTCTGCTTCGTCTGGGAGGACGAGGACGAGATTGTTACCTATGAGCTTACTACTCTGGGGGCGATATACCATGTAGCCGTCGAAACACCCGTTGATGACCTCGACCTGCCGAATAAAGAGCAAATCAAGTCCGGGACGGATGGGTTTGACATAGCTGCGCTCGACGCTCAGACCAAGCCGGCAGTATCAGGTACGGTAGCATTTGACGCCTTTTCAGGGGCAAGCCCAGGCACAGATTACACGCTCTGTTTCGTATATGACAATGAGGACCCAGTTTACTACGATCTGACGACGCTGGCCTTCAATCCATTCTTGGCGAGGAATTGTAATGTGATTATAGGGGTAGCGGCTTGAAGAAGAACGTAGCCAGCCAAGTAATTGGCGCACAAATGATAGCGGTTGCAGACGGCTCGGCCTTTACTGGGACTGTGACCGTCTATGTGACAGGCGCGGGCGGTTCGCAGACTCTTGGTGCGGTAGGATCTGGCGTATGTACTCATGAGGGGAATGGGTTCCATACTTATCTCCCATCGCAGGCCGAGACAAACTATGACCATGTAGCATTTACCTTTATTGGGTCAGGTGCGGTGCCTGCGACAATACAGGTATACACATCATTCCCGCAGACTGGGGATGGGTATGCATTACTCGGAGCGCCGGCTGGGGCAAGCATGAGCGAGGATATAGCGGCTATCAAGTCAGATACTGGCGATATATTGACAGATACTGGAACAACGCTAAGCAATAAACTAGATGCCATTGATGACTTTGTGGACGATCTTGAGTCAAGATTGGGTACGCCGACCAATCTTGGCAGCGGTGCGACTATTGCCGCTAACCTTGCGGATATAGAGTCTCAAACAGACGACATAGGCGTTGCGGGTGCCGGACTCTCAAACATCCC